CACTCGAGCAACTTGCTCATCAAAACCTGTCAGCATGGATGATTGACGTCATCGGTCACGCAATAAGCGGTACGCAGGAGCGTGAATTATCTCTGGCTGAATTATCCTGGTGGGCGGTCCGCAATCAGCTGGCGGACGCGCTACCGGAAGCGGTATTACGTCGCTCGCTGGGATTACCAGCGGAAAAAATCTGCTCGGTGTACCGCGAAAGCGACATCGTACCGGGAGAGCAGACCGCCACCAGCATATTGAAACAGCGCACAAAAAATCTTGCACCGTTGCCTCACGCCCACCAGCAACAAAACCCATCACAGGAAAAGACGGTGGTAAGCATCACCGTTGATCCGGAGTCTCCGGAATCTTTCATGAGGCGACCTAAACGTCGCCGTTGGGTAAATGAGAAATATACGCGCTGGGTGAAGACACAGCCGTGTGCGTGTTGTGGTAAGCCAGCCGACGATCCCCATCACCTGATTGGTCATGGTCAGGGCGGAATGGGAACAAAATCCCACGATATTTTTACGCTACCACTGTGCCGGGAGCATCACAATGAACTTCATGCTGATCCGCTGGCATTTGAAGAAAAGCATGGTTCCCAGATTGATTTAACTTTTCGTTTTCTTGATTACGCCTTTGCAACCGGCGTGCTCGGGTAAAAGAGGTTACTGATGCGTATAGAGTTTGTTTTGCCTTACCCGCCAATGGTGAACACCTACTGGCGACGTCGTGGCAGCACATATTTTGTATCAAAAGCCGGTGAGCGTTATCGCCGGGATGTGGCGCTTATTGTTCGCCAGCAGCGACTGAAATTAAATCTGTCCGGAAGGCTGGCGATAAAGATTATTGCAGAGCCACCGGATAAGCGCCGTCGTGACCTGGACAATATTCTGAAAGCACCACTTGATGCACTGACACACGCGGGGTTGCTTATCGACGACGAGCAGTTTGATGAAATTAATATTGTGCGCGGTCAGGTCGTTCCTGGTGGTCGGCTGGGCGTGAAGATTTACGAAATAATGCATGACGGGCAGGTCAAAAAATGAAGCTGGAAGATTTACCGAAATACTATTCCCCAAAATCGCCTGGCCTGACTGATGCATCCGCCTCGACGTCAAAAGATGCGCTTAGTATCACTGATGTGATGGCTGCGCAGGGCATGACACAGAATCGGGCTGAGATGGGGTTTTCTGCGTTCCTGGGGAAAATGGGCATCAGTATGAATGACAGGGCGCGGGCAACAGAATTACTGGCAGATTATGCACTCAGTCGGTGCGATCGTGTGGCGGCGTTGAGAAAACTTCCGGCAGAAATAAAACCGGTAGTGATGCGCATTATGGCTTCGTATGCTTTTGAGGATTATGCCCGCAGTGCAGCGAGTAAAAAGCAGTGTTCTTGTTGCCGTGGGGAAAAATTTATTGAAAGCGAAGTTTTTACAAACAAGGTTCAGTATCCGGATGGTAAGCCGCCAGTATGGGCAAAGTGCACAAAAGGCGTGTATCCGTCTTATTGGGAAGAATGGAAAAAAATCCGGGAGGTGGTGAAAGTTTCCTGTCCTGAATGTAAAGGGAAGGGAGAGATCTCCACTGCCTGTAAAGACTGCCGTGGGCGTGGTGTTGCCATTCATCGTGAAGAGTCAGAAAAACGGGGTATGCCTGTTATCAGGGACTGCCGGCGTTGTGGCGGTCGTGGCTATGAAAGACTGCCATCAACGGAGGCATTTAATGCCATATGCAAAGTGACGAGTGCTATCACACTTGATACATGGAAAAAATCAGTGAAACGCTTTTACGATACGTTGGTGGTTCGGTTTGACATTGAAGAGGCATGGGCGGAGCGGCAGTTAAAGAGGGTAACGCGATAGTGTTGTTGATTTTTCCCGAATCTGTGGTAAATTAACCCTAACGATGGGCGTTTTATGCCTGACGTTAGAAGAATTTTTACAACCCGCCACCGAGCGGGTTTTTTATTGCCTGAAAAACGGCACAGGACGTTAAATGCGCTGGTGGTTGCGAATACTGGCCTTTCAACTTGCTGGCTTTTTCGACAAGAGTTATTGGTATGTCACGTTAACCAGAAAAGGGAAAAAGACATGCTAAAACAGCAGGATATGACCGAAACCGCCAGAGTGGTGTTTAATGAATTAAGCGTCACCGAACCGGCGACCGTCGGGGAGATTGCGCAGAATACTTACCTTTCACGCGAACGCTGCCAGTTAATACTGACCCAGCTTGTTATGGCGGGTCTGGCAGATTATCAGTTCGGTTGTTACAGACGCCTTCCGCGGTGAAGGTTTTTTAATTTGTGGTAATGGGCGGCTGGTGGGTGTTAGCGGCACCTGCCAGCCATCTGCTCATGCGTTGTGGTCACAAGCAAACCTCAGGCCCATCTGCTTTGCGCAAAAGCGGTATGAGCCTATCAGAGAAGTGCTTATTGATCTATGGCTAATACTGTAAAAATATCCAGTTGTGAGTTAATCAACGCTGATTGTCTGGAATTTATCCAGACCTTACCGGAAAATTCTGTCGATCTGATAGTCACAGACCCGCCATACTTTAAAGTGAAGCCCGAGGGCTGGGATAACCAGTGGAAGGGCGACGATGATTACCTGAAATGGCTGAATCAGTGTCTGGCGCAGTTCTGGCGGGTACTGAAGCCCGCAGGAAGTCTTTACCTGTTCTGTGGTCATCGCCTGGCATCTGACACCGAAATCATGATGCGTCAGCGCTTTAATGTGCTGAACCACATTATCTGGGCGAAGCCGTCAGGGCGCTGGAACGGGTGCAACAAGGAAAGCCTGCGGGCGTATTTCCCGGCAACAGAGCGCATTCTGTTTGCAGAACATTATCAGGGGCCATACCAGCCCAAAAATGACGGCTATGAGGCAAAGGGGCGTGAGCTAAAACAGCACGTCATGGCCCCGCTGATTTCTTACTTTCGTGATGCGCGTGAATCACTGGGAATAACGTCAAAACAGATAGCGGAAGCCACCGGAAAGAAAAACATGGCTTCGCACTGGTTTGGTACCAGTCAGTGGCAATTACCGAACGAGGGTGATTACAACAAATAGCAGGCGTTGTTTGCGCGTGTTGCGGCAGAAAAGCATCAGCGAGGGGAACTGGAAAAGCCACACCACCAGCTGGTCAGCACATACAGTGAACTGAACCGGCAATATGCCAGCCTGCTGGAAGAGTATAAATCTTTGCGGCGTTATTTTTCCGTATCAGCTGCCGTTCCGTATACGGATGTCTGGACGCATAAATCCGTGCAGTTTTATCCGGGCAAACATCCCTGTGAAAAACCGGCAGATATGTTGCGGCAGATAATTGAGGCCAGCAGTCACCCTGGTGATTTGGTTGCGGATTTTTTTATGGGTTCAGGTTCAACGGTAAAAGCGGCGATGGCACTGGGGCGTTGTGCGATTGGTGTTGAGCTGGAGACCGGACGTTTTGAACAGACAGTCAGGGAAGTTCAGGATTTAATCGTTTGAAACGGATGAGATTGCAGAATTAATTACGCACCATTATTATTCTGCTCTCGGCCCTTTAGCTCAGTGGTGAGAGCGAGCGACTCATAATCGCCAGGTCGCTGGTTCAAATCCAGCAAGGGCCACCATCACATACCGCCATTAGCTCATCGACAGAGAGTGCCAGCTTTCGAAACTGGCTGTGTGGGGCTCGGGTCCCCGATGGCAATCTATTATCTGCATTATGCGTTGTTAGCTCAGCCGGACAGAGCAATTGCCTTCTAAGCAATCGGTCACTGGTTCGAATCCAGTACAACGCGCCACGCTTATTTTTCCAGGCTCGCTTCGGCGGGCCTTTTTCATATCCGCGCCACGCCCGGCGAATATCAAAAAACCACAGAGCCTTTCAGGGGTGAGCTTACGGGATGGTCAGTGTGACTTTCTCTGTGGGCTGGTCACCACCGGGCGCAGGCTCACCCACTAAAAGGAAAAGTCACGATGTTTGGTATTTTCAAAAAGAAAACCCGCAAGGCCATTACCGAAGTGAAGAAGATGGAGAACCGCGACGCAGTGGAGGCGACCGTCTGGGGCGCGTATTCCATTGCATACGCTGACGGCACCTGTGATGCGAAAGAAATCGCAGTACTGGAGAAAACCATTGCAGCACTTCCTGCCTTTGCGCCGTTCTCCGGTGAGATTGCCCAGATGAGCGCCAATATCCGCGCCCGTTATGAAGCATCCCCGCGTTCAGCCAATGCCGAAGCCCTTCGTCAGCTGGCTGATGTCGCCGGTACTGATGATGCAGTTAATGTGCTGTGCCTGTGTCTGGATATCGCTGACCAGGATGGCATTGGTCCGGATGAAGAAGCACAGCTCAAGAAAATTGCGCAGGCGCTTCAGCTACCGCTGGAGCAGTACCTGTGAAAAGTGCGCGCCTTGTGCTGGCTGCCATCCTGCTGTTTCTGGTAGTGGCAGTGGATTTCACCGGACGGCTGATGTCGGTGCTGGCAGATGGTGTGCTGGTGGTGATGGCGCTGGTCGTGCTCCGGCCTTTACTGCGTAAATCTGAATAACACCACACAAAAGGCATCTGCGGGTGCCTTTGACGGGGTATTGTTTTTTACGGGCCGCTGGTGGCCCTTTTTTATTTACAGGAGAAAAAAGTATGTCTGAACCCTTATCCGGTTCCGGTACGGCTGCGGCGCTCGGTGGGGCGACGGTATTCGGGCTGTTTACCGGAACGGATTTCGGGATTGTGTTTGGTGCGTTCGCCGGGGCGTTATTTGTGGCAACAATTCCGCAGGCGCTTTCAGCCTGGCGTGTGGCGGCGCATTTTCTGGTGTCGTTCATTATCGGCGTGCTGGGGGCAGGGGTTCTGGCATCCTGGCTGGTAAAGCACACAGGGTTTGACGGAGCGCCTGTCGACGCACTGTGTGCAGTACTGGTGTCAGTGGTGTCGGTGAAGATTCTCTCGTTCATCCACCAACAGGATATCGCATCACTGGTGTCCGGCCTGTTATCTCGCCTGCGTGGCGGAGGAGGCGGCAATGTTAAGTAACCTTCCCGGATTACTGAATGTGGCGTTATGCACGGTTATCGTGCTGACGCTCTTTTTTTATCGTCGCCGTGATTCCAGACATAAACCGCTGATGTCATGGCTGGCCTGGCTGCTGATGCTGCTGTATGCCTTTGTGCCCCTCAGCTATCTGTGTGGTCGCCCGTTAGCGGTGAACTGGCTGGCGGTGGGGCTTAATCTGCTGTTCTGCGTGCTGGTGATTCGCGCACGCGGGAACGTTTCAAAAATCTTTGTATTACGAAGGCGCTGATATGAAGTCGAAAGATGAAATTTTTGACGAAGTTCTGGGAAAAGAGGGCGGTTACGTCAACCACCCGGATGATAAAGGCGGACCGACAAAATGGGGTATTACAGAAAAAGTCGCCCGCGCTCACGGATATCGCGGCGATATGCGTGACCTGACGCGCGGGCAGGCGCTGGAAATACTCGAGGCGGATTACTGGTTCGGACCACGTTTTGACCAGGTCGCCGCATTATCCCCTGATATTGCTGCAGAGTTGTGTGATACCGGTGTGAATATGGGGCCGTCCGTAGCATCGAAAATGCTCCAGCGCTGGCTGAACGTTTTCAACCTGCAAGGCAAATTGTTCCCGGATATGGACGCAGACGGGCGTATCGGCCCCCGCACGATTAATGCACTACGGGCTTATCTGCAAAAACGCGGCAAAGACGGCGAACTGGTAATGCTGACTGCGCTGAACTGTACGCAGGGTGACCGCTATCTGGAGCTGGCAGAGAAACGGGAGGCTAACGAGTCATTTGTCTACGGCTGGATGAAAGAGCGCGTAGCAGTTTAAAAACTGACGCTGAAGTGCTGAACACCCTCAACTCATGCAGGCTCTTTTCTGGGGTTACGATGAGCGAAAGCAAGGGGTACCGCATCAGATAGCAAAAACCCCGGCTGCTGGAACAGTCCGGGGTTTTCTGTTTCTGGCCTTGGGTAAGGCAAAGGAGAACATGAGGAAGTATAAACTAATTCTGTTGAGGTTGACTATGAAAAACGGCCTTGAATTGAAAGCGCCTGTAACTGATGACATCAGCAGAGCGGTGGCTTTTGCCATTAAGTGGGTGGCGGTTGGTATCGCCGTGTCTCCGATGCTGTATGGGCTGGCAAAACTGGTCATTGCGGTGAAATCGTAAGTGGGGCGGGGATGAGTATGTCAGATAGCATCATAAAACTGGCGCGGATTCTTTGTGTGGTTGTTGGCCTTTCATTTTCAGCAATGTTGGTTGCTATTTTCATTTCCACTGCCTGGCGAGTATTGAGCCTATCCGGATTGATTGGTGGATAGCGAGATGAAGCGAAAACACTGGATACACAGAATGCCGCGAACGGCGGCGAAATGGGTACTGGTAGCGATACTTGTGCCTTTTTTATTGGTGGGATGCGTCAGCCTGGATAAGGCGCACCAGCTTTTCGATGCAGCTTCTCAGGTCTGTGAAATTGTCGACGGTGTTCGGCAGTGTATGCAGAACTGATCGCCTGTAATAGCAGAATATTTTGCTGAAAAATGAAGAGCGTGCCAGCGTCCGGAAAGCATGAAATTCTGCTGTGTGTGTCAATTTTTCTTATACATTCTGAATCTTGCCGAATCAGGATGAACTTTGAACAACAGTCCGGGCGGCAAGGGGTATTTTTATCCGGAGGGGATATGAAGAGATTACTGGTAACCGTAAAGCCCTTTAACGGAACGATTCCATTCAGGGTTTTGCAGCGTGGACGTGTTCTGGTTAAGGATATCTTCAGTGGTAAATGCACGGAGTGTTACTCCCAGACATATGAAGTGGGTGCCACGGACGAAGAAATTTCTGTTGAATGCGATCTGAAGGCAAATATGGCGGGGATTGTAACAGCCACGTTGTTGCCTGTTTCATGAATGACATAGAATGTCTCTGGGTACCCAAAAGGAGAACACTATGTTTGTAGAAAATAACCTGAAGGCTGATCCTGATAATCAGGGATGGGTTCTGGGTTGGGCTGTAGTACGTGACAAACCCTGGCATCTGGTCGGCATTTATGCAACGGAGGATGGCGCAAAGTCTAAACGCTCTGAATTGAATGGGGAGTATGAAGTTCGTTATGGTTCCCATCGTTTAGGTAGTGATGATTTTATGTCTGTCGGACTCAGCTAACTGGCTGTGATGCCTGTTTGTAGCCCCGCAAATGCGGGGCTTTTTTATATCTGGAGATGATGATGGAAAAACAGAAAACAAACCGATTGTAATCGGCGTTGCTGCTGTTCCGTTTGAGTTTGAGTTGTGTCAACTGGTGGGGATGCGCATCAGTGATGAATGGGGTGAGGTTAAAGCCAGCGCGCAGTATGCGGATGGCGAAAACCAGTACTTGATCCACTACAAAGCAGCTGATGGTCGCGCCACGACGGAGTGGTTTGGTGAGTCAATGTTGGAAGCAACAGAAGATGATCGTCATCCGGGTTGTCCGGTATTTGCCGGTATGGAATTACCGGAAGGTGCAGTCGTTACTGAGTAACAGGCATTACAGCAGACCTTCACACAGCGAGGGGCTGCGATAATGCAGGTGTTGGAGTGTGTGTAAATGATGATCGCTCTCATTTTGCGGGTCCTCCCGGTGGGGTACCCTTGCCACGGGGCGGGAGCGGCGCGGAAAAAGGCTAGTTTTTGCATTTTCATTCATCATCATCATCTTTTCAATGCATTGAATTTAAACTAATTTTATTTTTAGTATGTTAATTTTGCGTGTTTTTTGGCCAACATATAACGCACTTTATAACGCTTTTTGAGAAGGTGTTCGCAAGATGCATGTTTAAAACGCCAGGAGGGGATATGGATCGTGAGTTGAAAAATCTGATGCTGAACATTAACCAACTGGCGACAATAGCAGGTATATGTCGTCAGACTGCGGCGGCAAGACTGCAAAACATCCAGCCCGCCGGAGGACATGACAAGTTAAAGCTCTACCGGGTGGCAGATATTGTGTCGGCATTTCTGGCATTACCACCGCCAGTTGCAGAAGGCGAAATGGATGCACATGAGCGCAAAGCCTGGTATCAGTCTGAGCGTGAGCGTCTTAAGTTTGAACAGGAAACCGCGCAACTTATACCGGCAAGCGATGTCAGGCGGGAATTTGCCATCTGGGCAAAAGCAGTTGTGCAGGTGCTGGAAACATTACCGGATGTTCTGGAGCGTGACTGTGGTCTGCAGCCCACGGCTGTAAGTCGTGTTCAGTCCATTATTGATGATCTGCGTGATCAGATAGCCCTGCGGGTGACCGAAGCAGGCGCGGATGATGAGGAGGAATTACAGCAGGAGGAGTAATGCTGAATCAGGAAACCGCAAAGGCAGCACGAACCGATTCAGGTTATATCCTTCGCGCGCCAAGACGAATGCGGGTTGCTGATGCTGTCGCTCAGTATATGCGGGTACCCATGGGGGCCGGGAACTCCGTTCCGTGGGATCCACTGGTGGCTCCGTATGTAATTGAGCCGATGAACTGCCTGGCCTCGCGTGAATACGACGCAGTGATATTTGTTGGCCCGGCACGAACCGGCAAGACTATCGGCCTGATTGACGGCTGGGTGATTTACAACGTGATTTGCGATCCTGCTGATATGCTGATCATTCAGATGACGGAGGAAAAAGCCCGCGAACACTCCAAAAAACGACTCGCCAGAACGTTTCGCGTCAGCCCGGAAGTGGTCAGTCGCCTGAGTCCGAACAAAAATGACAACAACGTTTATGACAGAACATTCCTTGCCGGCAACTACCTGAAAATCGGCTGGCCGTCAGTCAATATCATGTCCTCATCAGATTATAAATGCGTCGCGCTGACGGATTATGACCGTTTTCCGGAAGATATTGATGGCGAGGGGGATGCCTTCTCTCTTGCCTCAAAACGTACCACCACATTTATGTCCAGCGGTATGACGTTGGTGGAGAGTTCCCCCGGCAGGGATGTTAAGGATGTGAAATGGCGACGGACTTCACCGCATGAGGCTCCACCAACCACGGGGATCCTGTCGCTCTATAACCGTGGTGATCGCCGTCGCTGGTACTGGCCCTGCCCACACTGTGGTGAGTATTTTCAGCCCTGTGGCGATGTGGTTGCTGGTTTTCGTGATATTGCCGATCCCGTGCTGGCAAGTGAGGCAGCTTATATTCAGTGCCCTTCCTGTTCCGGGCGAATTATGCCTGACCAGAAACGCGAGCTGAACGGACGTGGGGTCTGGTTGCGGGATGGTGAATCCATCAATGCAGACGACAGTCGTTATGGTGAGCCCCGGCGCTCACGTATTGCGTCATTCTGGATGGAAGGCCCCGCTGCGGCATATCAGACGCTGTCCCAGCTGGTCTATAAGTTGCTGACCGCCGAACAGGAATACGAGTCGACCGGAAGCGAAGAAACGCTCAAGACAGTCATCAACACCGACTGGGGATTACCTTATCTTCCCCGGGCCAGCATGGAGCAACGAAAAAGCGAACTGCTTGAGCAGCGGGCAGAGCCTGTTCCTCCCCGAAGTGTGCCGGATGGCGTTAATTTCCTTGTGGCGACAGTGGATGTGCAGGCGGGACGTCATCGCCGTTTTGTGGTTCAGGTAACGGGCTATGGCAGTCGTGGCGAACGCTGGATAGTTGATCGTTACAACATCACGCAGTCGCTGCGTTGTGACAATAACGGGGAAAGCCTGCGTATTGACCCTGCCGGTTATCCGGAGGACTGGGATGTTCTGCTGACGGATGTTTTTCATAAAGGCTGGCCGCTGGCTTCTGACTCCTCTCAGCGCATGCGGGTAATGGCAATGGCGGTGGACTCCGGCGGTGAAGATGGGGTTACCGATAATGCCTATAAATTCTGGCGTCGTTGTCGTCTTGATGGTCTTGGCAAGCGTATTTACCTGTTTAAGGGCGACAGTATCCGTCGCGCAAAACTGATAACCCGTACATTTCCGGATAACACCGGACGAACGGGGCGACGGGCGCAGGCTTCGGGTGATGTTCCACTCTGGCTCCTTCAGACGGATGCCCTGAAAGACCGGGTGAATAACGCGTTATGGCGTGACTCGCCAGGTCCCGGCTATGTGCATTTTCCTGACTGGCTGGGGAGCTGGTTTTACGACGAACTGACGTATGAAGAGCGGAGCAGTGACGGAAAGTGGAGCAAGCCGGGTCGCGGTGCCAACGAAGCCTTTGACCTGATGGTGTATGCCGAGGCGCTGGTTATTCTGCATGGGTACGAGAAAATTCAGTGGCCGGATGCGCCGGAATGGGCATGCAGGGAAACCTGGCTGGAATACGTCAGTGACAACGCTGAGCAGGCTGTTCTGCCGGAACCAGTCTCTCTGCCTGCCAGAAAAAAGAAACGAAAAAAAGTGACGCCCGATGAGGATAACCCCTGGGTGACTTCCGGAGGATGGTTATGAATCAGAATGATATTGAAGCCATGATCCAGCGTTATATCGATGCGGAAATGGCAGTGCTGGACGGAAAATCCGTCACCTTTAATGGTCAGCAGATGACCATGGAAAATCTGTCCGAGATCCGACGGGGGCGTCAGGAGTGGGAGCGGCGTCTTGCTGCCCTGACTGCGCGGCGACGGGGGAATCCGGGATATAAACTGGTGAGGTTCTGATGGCAATTCTGGATGATGTGATTGGTGTTTTTTCTCCAGGCTGGAAAGCTGCGAGGTTGCGATCAAGAGCGTTAATCTGCGCTTATGAGGCCGTGAAACCCACACGCACACACAAAGCCCGACGGGAAAACCGTTCTGCCGACCAGCTCAGTAAGTACGGGGCGGTTTCCCTGCGGGAGCAGGCCCGTTTTCTGGATATCAATCATGACCTCGTAATCGGCGTTTTCGACAAGCTTGAGGAGCGGGTGATTGGTGCAAAAGGGATTATTGTTGAACCCCAGCCATTACTGAAAAACGGTGGTGTGGCTACAGAGCTGGCAATGATTATCCGTCGTTTGTGGGCGGAATGGTCTGTCAGTCCGGATGTGACCGGACAGCATACGCGCCCCATGCTCGAACGTCTGCTGTTGCGTACCTGGTTACGTGATGGCGAAGTTTTTGCCCAGATGGTCAGAGGCGCAGGTGCCGGGCTGGCGCGGACTGCCGGTGTGCCTTTCTGGCTCGAGGCTATGGAGCCGGATTTTGTGCCCATGCTCAGTGATGAGTCTGCGGGAATGAATCAGGGGGTTTTTCTGGATGAGTGGGGCAGACCGAAAAAATACCTTGTTTATAAAAATTATCCGGTTACCGGACGGCAGAGTGATACCAAAGAGATTGCAGCTGAAAATATGGTGCATCTGAAGTTTACCCGCCGGCTGCACCAGACGCGTGGTACATCCATGTTGTCGGGTGTGCTGATGCGGATCAGTGCACTTAAGGAGTACGAGGATTCTGAGTTGGTTGCAGCGCGTGTTGCTGCGGCTCTGGGGTTATATATTCGTAAAGGAGATGGACAGGATTATGAAGATGTTGTGACAAATAAAGATAATGACCGGGAGTTGCATATCACTCCCGGCATTATTTATGACGATCTTCGTAAGGGGGAAGATATTGGCATGGTCAAATCTGACAGGCCTAACCCTAACCTGGAAACTTTTCGTAATGGTCAGTTGCGGGCCATGGCGGCGGGCACACGTCTGAGTTTTTCCAGTACAGCACGTAACTATAACGGTACCTACAGCGCCCAGCGACAGGAACTGGTTGAGTCCACCGATGGCTATCTGATCCTGCAGGACTGTTTTATTGGTGGCGTAACCCGTCCGGTGTACCGGGCATGGCTGAATATGGTGGTCGCCGCGGGGTTACTGAAAATTCCGTCGGATGTGGATATGAAAACGTTATATAACGCAACATATTCTGGCCCGGTGATGCCGTGGATCGACCCGGTCAAGGAGGCTGAAGCCTGGAAAATTCAGATCCGGGGTGGTGCGGCGACAGAATCAGACTGGGTGCGCGCCAGTGGTCGTAATCCGGATGACGTCAAACGTCGGCGTAAGGCTGAGATTGATGAAAACCGCAGGCTGGAACTGGTATTTGATACCGATCCGGCAAGTGATAAAGGAGGTGGTAATGCTGAAACAGAACGCGTGGTTCCGCGGCGAACCGAAGGCCAGCCTGAAGAATAATTCCTGGTTCAGGATGAAGGCGGGTCATAAAAGTGATGCGGATATTTATATCTACGATGAGATTGGTTTCTGGGGAGTTACGGCGAAGCAGTTTGTCAGTGATCTGAATGCGCTGGGTAATATCACCCACATTAATCTCCATATCAATTCACCGGGTGGCGATGTCTTTGAAGGCATCGCCATTTTTAATGCGCTGAAAAATCACGGAGCATCCATCACTGTTTATGTGGATGGCGTTGCCGCATCCATGGCATCGGTCATTGCAATGGTGGGGGATCCTGTCATCATGCCAGAAAATGCATTCATGATGATCCATAAACCATGGGGAGTGAGTGGTGGCGATGCGGATGATATGCGCGATTATGCCGACCTGCTTGATAAAGTTGAATCGGTCCTGTTGCCTGCTTATGCGCAAAAAACCGGAAAAACTACCGATGAAATTGCCGCCTTGCTGAAGGATGAAACCTGGATGTCTGGTGCCGAATGCCTGGCACACGGATTTGCTGACCAGGTGACACCGGAAGTTAAGGCCATGGCATGTATTCAGTCAAAACGTACAGAGGAATTTAAAAAAATGCCGGAATCCATCCGAAATATGATTATTCCGCCACGCAACAGTGCAACGCGTGAGCCTGAAAACAAAAATACTGTATCTCAGACACAGGAGCAGACTACGGCTCAGGTTGTCGCAACCGCGACCAGTACCGTGACCACTGCAAATGCGTCTTCCGCAGATGAAAGCAGTATCCGTGCACAGGTGCTGGCTGAGCAAAAAGCACGCGTGAGTGGTATTAATGATCTGTTTGGTATGTTTGGCGGGCGTTATCAGACATTGCAGGCCAGTTGTCTTTCCGATCCGGAGTGCTCGCTTGAGCAGGCTCGCGAGAAGTTACTGAATGAAATGGGTAAGGAATTTTCACCATCAAATAAAAATACCCCGTCCCATATTTATGCCGGCAACGGTAATTTTGTGGGGGACGGGATTCGTCAGGCGCTGATGGCGCGTGCCGGATTTGCTGAGCGTGAACAGGATAACGTCTATAACGGGATGACCCTGCGTGAATATGCCCGAATGTCACTGACAGAACGTGGTATTGGGGTTTCCGGTTATAACCCGATGCAGATGGTCGGGGCTGCGTTCACGCACAGCACGTCTGACTTCGGTAATATTCTCCTGGATGTCGCGAACAAAGCCATTCTGCAGGGATGGGAAGAAGCCCCTGAGACTTACGAACAGTGGACCCGGAAAGGTCAGCTGTCTGATTTTAAAATTGCCCATCGTGTGGGAATGGGGGGCTTCAGTTCTCTGCGTCAGGTGCGTGAAGGGGCTGAATATAAGTACGTCACCACCGGAGATAAACAGGCCACGATTGCACTGGCGACTTATGGTGAACTGTTCAGCATCACCCGTCAGGCCATTATCAACGATGATCTGAATATGCTGACCGATGTTCCGATGAAACTGGGGCGTGCGGCGAAATCCACGATTGCCGATCTGGTTTATGCCATTCTGACATCTAACCCGAAAATCTCCACGGATAATGTGAGCCTGTTCGATAAAGCGAAACATGCAAACGTGCTGGATAATGCAGTAATGGACGTGGCGTCACTGGATAAAGCCCGCCAGTTGATGCGCGTTCAGAAAGAGGGCGAGCGTCATCTGAATATTCGTCCTGCGTTCGTACTTGTCCCGACGGCGATGGAATCCGTGGCTAACCAGGTGATCCGTTCTGCCAGTGTGAAAGGCGCAGATATTAATGCCGGTATTATTAACCCGGTGAAAGATTTTGCGACCGTTATTGCAGAGCCGCGCCTTGATGATAACAGCCAGACCACCTTTTATCTGGCTGCGGCGAAAGGTACGGATACCATCGAAGTGGCTTATCTCAATGGGGTGGATACGCCATATATTGATCAGATGGAGGGCTTCAGCGTGGACGGCGTGACAACGAAAGTGCGTATTGACGCCGGTGTTGCACCAGTTGATCACCGCGGTCTGGTGAAATGTACGGCGTAAACGTCGCAGACAACAACTCTGATGGCCCGTAAGGGCTTTTTTTGTACCTGAAATCAGCCCCGTTCAGGGGGCTTTGCGGAGGCTGTTATGGCAAAGAATTTTGTGGAAGACGGGAAAACGGTGGAGATTGTCGCTGGCGCAAATATCAGTAGCGGAGAGCTGGTACAGGTGGGCGATATTTTTGCTGTGGCACTGACCGATATTGCAAAAGGCGAAATTGGGGACGGCATGACTGAAGGTGTATTTATGCTGCCGAAACTGAAAACGGATGATATGAAAACCGGTAAGAAGGTTTATCTGAAATCCGGAAAAGTTCAGCTGACGAACAGCGGCTCTGATCCGCTGGTCGGGGTTGTCTGGGCAGATGCCGGAACCAGTGCAGAAGACGTGCCGGTAAAACTCAATGTCTGATCCCTTTTCCCGGTTGGCAGCCCGTATGGATGCTGTCACGATCAGAAAAATGGGGAAAACGGCCTCGATTAATGATGCGGATATGATTGTGATCCCGGGAGAAACACTGGCAGAGCTGAATGCGCTGTCCGGATCGGCGGTTTCTCTGGTGGTGTTTTCTTCGGGGTATCGTCCGCGGCGCGGGGACCGCGTTGTTTATGACGGACAACAATGGACGGTCACACGGCATGAACGCTTTAACGGTAAACCCGTGATCTTTATTGAGTAAAGGGGGATGGATGAAGGGGCTTGAGAATGCTATTCGCAATCTGAACAGCCTTGATACCCGTATGGTACCGCAGGCCAGTGCATGGGCGATAAACCGTGTGGCGCAGAAAGCGGTCTCGGTAGCTACCCGGCAGGTTGCGCAGAATACCGTTGCGGGTGACAACCACGTAAAAGGGATCCCCCTGAAAACGGTGCGTCAGCGCGTCCGGGTATTGAAGGCCAGCCCGTCAGGAAAAATGTATGCCCGTATCCGGATTAACCGGGGCAACCTGCCAGCCATTAAGCTCGGGGCGGCTCAGGTCAGGCTGGCGCGGCGTGGCGGAAAGCTACGGTACCGGGGAAGTCTGCTGAAGGTGGGCAAATATCTTTTCCGGGATGCGTTTATTCAGCAACTGGCGAACGGTCGCTGGCATGTGATGCGGCGTATTGACGGCAAAAATCGTTACCCCATTGATGTGGTGAAAATCCCGTTGTCCGGACCGCTGACGCAGGCATTTACGGAAGCCAGTCGGCATATTGCTGAAACGGAGATGCCGAAACAACTGGGTTATGCACTGAAGCAGCAACTGAGGTTATTTCTGACACGATGAACAGACATACAAAAATCCGTCAGGCGGTACTGGCACGTCTGTGTGAGGAGTGTGGCGAGTGCGCCACATTTTTTGACGGGCTTCCGGCCTTTATTGATGCACAGGAGTTGCCCGCTGTGGCGGTCTGGCTGAGCGATGCCCGGTATACCGGAAAAATGACAGATGAGGACGACTGGCAGGCCGTTCTGCATATCGCTGTGTTTATCCGTGCGCAGGCACCGGATTCAGAGCTGGATGAGTGGATGGAAAATAGCATTTATCCGGCGCTGAGGCATATACCGGCGCTTTCCGGGCTGATCGACACCATGACACCGCAGGGGTTTAACTACCAGCGCGATGATGAGATGGCGACGTGGGCGATGGCGGAAATCACGTATCAGATCGCCTACACGAACTGAATAAATAATGTAAGGAGGAGTGATGTCCACACCGAATCCACTGGAGAAAACGAAAGGCGCAGGGACAACATTCTGGATGTATACCGGGATGGGAGATCCGTTTGCGTCTGCATTGTCAGACACGGACTGGCTGCGACTGGCAATGGTGAAGGATTTGCAGCCGGGCGAAATGACGGCTGATGCGGAAGACGACACGTATCTTGATGATGAGAATGCGGACTGGAAGAGCACATCTCAGGGCCAGAAAACCGCTGGCGATACGTCTGCCACACTGGCATGGCGTCCGGGCGACAGCGGACAGAAAAAACTGGTTGAGTTGTTTTATTCCGGCGAGGTTTGTGCGTTTCGCATTCTGTACCCCAACGGCACAGTTGATGTTTTTCGTGGCTGGTTGAGTTCGCTGGGCAAAGCGGTGACGTCAACGGAAGTGATGACCCGGACCATCAAAATCACCGGGATTGGGCGTCCGTACCTGGCGGAAGAGTGTCAGGAGGTGGTCAGCGTCACCGGTGTGACGGTGACACCGATGGCGGTGACACTGCATCCTGGTGAAACGTCCAAACTGACGTTTGTGCTTGTACCGGAAAACGCCTCGGATAAAACGCTCACGGTGTTTTCCACGGATCCGCAGACAGCAACGGTAAGCCTGAGCGGCCTTGTGGCTACGGTATCTGCCCGCCAGGAAGGGACGGTCAGTATTGTGGGTATGAGCGGTGATGGCCGTACGGGGCAGGTGGTCAAGGTGACCGTGGCCCCTGCTGAGGAGAAGAGTACCGGACGTACCCGGGGATAACAGGGCCATGTTTATCATCAGCCCCGGTTCGCCGGGGTTTTTTATTCGGGGAGAAGAGAAATGTTTCTGAAACAGGATACGTTTAATTACGGCAATCAGTCGGTGGTACTGAATGAACTGTCTGGTCTGCAGCGTGTGGAATACCTGGCTTATGCCCGTGAACGCGCGGCGCAGTTTGATGAGGCTTCTGCAGGAATGGAAGAAGGGGCCCGCCAGATTGCTTTTATGGAAATGGGGATGGACATCAACGCCTGGCTGGTTTCCCGTTCGCTGTGGAATGCCGACCAGTCTCAGAATGTGGCGGCGCTTTTTTCCTCCGTGCGCGTGACATGGTCCTGGGATGCGCTGGGGATGGCGGCGGAAAGCATTCTGGCGCTGAGCGGTATGGCACTGACAGTGGCGACAGAGGGGGATGACGTGAAGGAGGTGCTGACGCCGGAAAAGTCCTGACGCAGGAAATGCAGTTTGTCATGCGGCTGGCCCGGGAGTTCCGGCGGGGCGACTGGCGGCGAATGCTGTCAGAAATGTCAGCCACAGAACTGGGAGAGTGGGGGGATTATTTCCGGCGGCAGAGTTTCAGTGATGTGTGGCTGGATGCGCAATTTGCCACACTGAAAACGCTGATTGTGCAGATGGTTTCCGGAAAAACCGTGGCGGCGGATATGTTCAGCTTGTTGCCTTCAGAGACAGAAGCGCCCGTCCGGACAGATGAAGAGCTGATGTTTCTGGGGGAAGGTATCGCGGGAGGAATAAGAATTGAGCCAGATAGCTGACCTTGTTATTGATTTAAGTGTTGATACGGCTGATTTTAAGGAACAGCTTCCGCGTATTAAAGCGCAACTCAATGGTACCGCCAGCGAAGCGGCGCGCGCAGAAGCGCGGGTCAGACAGTTTGAAGCGAGTCAGAAGCAGGCGGCGACTACCGCGGTGAAACAGACTCAGGCACTGGCGGGGAATGCGCAGGCGCATGTTTCGTTGTCAGAGGATGTGGAACAGACCCGTCAGCGACTTGATGCCCTGAACCGGAAAATGCGTGAGGAGCAGGCGCAGGCGGCGGCACTGGCTGCTGCTCAGGATAAAGCCGCTGCTGCATTTTATCGTCAGATTGACAGTGTGAAACAGGCGGGGGCCGGACTGCAGGAGCTGCAGCGTATTCAGCAGCAGGTCCGTCAGGCCAGAAACAATGGTGGCATCGCGCAGCAGGATTATCTGGCGTTAATCTCCGAAGTGACGGCAAAAACCCGCGTGCTGGCTCAGGCTGAAGAATCCGCCACCCGCCAGAAGACGGCCTTTATCCGGCGGCTGAAGGAGCAGGTATCCGCTCAGAATCTTTCATCCACGGAGCTGCTCAGGGCAAAAGCCGCGCAGCTGGGTGTCAGTAGTGCGGCTGAGGTGTATATCAGCAAAATGGAAAAAGCCGGGAAGGTCACGCATTCGCTGGGGCTGAAAAGTGCGGCGGCCCGCCAGGAGATAGGTGTTCTGATAGGTGAAATTGCCCGGGGTAATTTCGGTGCGCTTCGTGGCTCCGGGATCACCCTGGCTAACCGTGCCGGATGGATTGACGCGCTGATGTCCCCGAAAGGCATGGCTGTCGGCGGGGTTATCGGTGGACTCACTGCTGCTGTTGTCGGGCTGGGAAAGGCCTGGTATGACGGTCAGAAGGAGGGGGAGGTGTTTAATCGTCAGCTGGCGTTGACAGGGCATTATGCGGGCATCACTACCGGACAGCTGTGGACTCTCAGTCGCGCCATTTCCGGGAATGGTATCACGCAACATGCTGCAGCCAGTGCGCTGGCTCAGGCGGTTGGCAGCGGTGCATTTCGTGGAGGTGATATCGCCATGGTGGCGAAAGCTGCCGCGCAAATGGAAAGTTCAGTGGGGCAGTCTGTCAGCGACACCATCAGTCAGTTTAAGCGACTGAAGGATGACCCGGTAAATGCAGCCAGGACGCTGGATAATGAACTGCATTTCCTGACTGCCACCCAGCTTGAACAAATCCGTGTTCTCGGGGAACAGGGGCGTGCCAGTGATGCTGCCCGGATCGCCATGTCAGCGCTGGCAGAGGAAACCGGTAAACGCACATCTGATATTGATAATAATCTCAATGCGCTGGGCAGTACGCTGCAAACCTTATCTGACTGGTGGAAGCAGTTCTGGGATGCCGCCATGAATATCGGGCGTAATGATTCCCTTGATGCGCAGATTGCGGCGCTGCAGGAAAAAATTCAGCGTGCGAAAAAATCGCCCTGGACAAATGCATCCACCACAGTGGAATACGACCAGCAGCGCCTTGATGAACTTCAGGAGAAAAAGCGCCAGAAAGATTTACAGGATGCAAAAGAGCAGGCAGAGCGGAATTATCAGGAGCAACAGAAACGCCGGAATGCTGAAAATGCCGCGCTGAACCGGATGAACGAAACGGAAGCGGCACGACATCAGCGTGAAATTGCGCGTATTAATGCCATGCAGTACGCAGATCAGTCGGTCAGGGACGCAGCGATACAGCGTGAAAATAAACGTCACAAAAAAGCCATTAAGAAAGAAACGCCTGCCACCCGTAATGATGAGGCCACCCGGTTATTACTGCAGTACAGCCAGCAACAGGCGCAGGTGGAGGGGCAGATCGCCGCCGCCAGACAGTCCGCGGGACTGACCACGAAAAAAATGACGGAAGCGCATAAGCAGCTTCTGGCCCTGCAGCAGCGTATCAGTGATTTAGCCGGTAAAAAGCTGACGGCAGATGAAAAAAGCGTGCTGGCGCATAAGGATGAACTGATTCAGGCGCTGACGCTGCTGGATGCAAAACAGCAGGAGCTGCAGAAGCAGACGGCGCTGAATGACCTTAAGAAAAAATCCATTCAGCTTGCCAGCCAGCTGGCGGAAGAGGAGCGGGTTCTGCGTCAGCAACATGACCTGGATATCGCCACGACAGGGATGGGGGATAAACAGCGTCAGCGATACCAGGCACAGTTCAGTCTGCAACAAAAATATCAGCAGCAGCGGGAACAGTTGGAGCGTGACAGTAAGCGGAAAGGAACATATGGCACAGATGAATACCGGAATGCTGAGCAGACGCTGACAGACAGTCTTAACCGGCAACTGAACGAAAACAGACGCTACTGGCAGGAGCAGGAACTGATGCAGGCAGACTGGAAAAACGGTGCCATGCGGGCGTTTCAGAATTTTACGGCAGATGCGGATAATGCGGCAGGAACTGCTGAGCAGATGTTTACAGCGGCATTTAACAGTGCAGGTAATGCACTGGCGACGTTCTGCACGACAGGTAAACTGAATTTCAAATCCTTTACCGCCTCGCTTCTTTCCGACCTGGCAAAAATCATGGCGCAGATGGCCATTATGCAGGCGGTGAAGGGGATTGGTTCGGCGTTTGGCTGGGGGAGCGCATCCGCTGCCAGTGTGACGCCCAATGCAGATGGCGGTGTTTATCAGTCTGCGGATTTGAGCCGTTACAGTGGCTCAGTGGTTAACCGCCCGACGTTTTTTGCCTTTGCAAAAGGCGCGGGGGGGATGGGAGAAGCGGGACCTGAAGCCATTCTGCCACTGCGTCGTGGTGCCGACGGTAAGCTGGGCGTTGTGGCGGATATTGGTGGTTCAGGCATGGTGATGTTTGCCCCGCAGTACAACATCGCGATCAATAACGACGGTACGAACGGGCAGATAGGTCCGGCTGCCCTGAAGGTGGTTTATGACCTCGGGAAAAAAGCTGCAGCGGACTTTATGCAACAGCAGTCCCGTGATGGCGGTCAGTTAAGCGGAGTGTATCGGTAATGGAGACGTTTCACTGGAAAATTCGTCCTGATATGACAGTTGCATCGGAACCGAAGGTGTTGACGGTAAAGCTGGGGGATAGCTATGAACAGCGGCGACCGGCAGGACTGAATAATTTATTGTCTGTTTACAGTGTGACTATCCGGATACGTAAAGGAGAACATCAGTCACTGGAGGATTTTCTGGCGCGGCATGGCGGTGTCAGGGCGTTTCAGTGGGTGCCGCCTTATGGCTGGAAACCAGTCAGGGTGGTTTGTCGTAAATGGTCGACACGCGTTGGGGCGTTATGGGTGACTGTAACGGCAGATTTTGAGCAGGTGGTGAACTGATGCAGGATATACAGCAGGAAACACTGAATGAATGCACCCGTGCGGAGCAGTCGGCCAGCGTGGTGCTCTGGGAAATCGATCTGACAGAGGTCGGTGGAGAACGTTATTTTTTCTGTAATGAGCAGAACGAAAAAGGTGAGCCGGTCACCTGGCAGGGGCGACAGTATCAGGCGTATCCCATTCAGGGGAGTGGTTTTGAACTGAATGGCAAGGGCAGTGCTGCCCGTCCGACACTGACGGTTTCTAACCTGCACGGCATGGTCACCGGGATGGCGGAAGACCTGCAGAGTCTGGTCGGCGGAACGGTGGTCCGGCGTAAGGTTTACGCCCGTTTTCTGGATGCGGTGAACTTCGTCAACGGAAACAGTGACGCCGATCCGGAGCAGGAGGTGATCAGCCGCTGGCGCATCGAGCAGTGCAGCGAACTGAGCGCGGTCAGTGCCTCTTTTGTACTGTCCACGCCGACGGAAACGGACGGCGCTGTTTTTCCGGGACGTATCATGCTGGCCAACACCTGCACCTGGACCTATCGCGGCGATGAGTGCGGTTATAGCGGTCCGGCGGTCGCGGATGAATATGACCAGCCGACGTCCGATATCACGAAGGATAAATGCAGCAAATGCCTGAGCGGTTGTAAGTTCCGCAATAACGTCTGCAACTTTGGCGGCTTCCTTTCCATTAACAAATTTTCGCAGTAATCCCATGACAGAGACAGAATCAGCGATTCTGGCGCACGCCCGGCGATGTGCGCCAGCGGAGTCGTGCGGCTTCGTGGTAAGCACGCCGGAGGGGGAAAGATATTTTCCCTGCGTGAATATCTCCGGTGAGCCGGAGGATTATTTCCGGATAGCTCCGGAGGACTGGCTGCAGGCAGAAATGCAGGGTGAGATTGTGGCGCTGGTCCACAGTCATCCCGGTGGTCTGCCCTGGCTGAGTGAGGCTGACCGGCGGCTGCAGGTGCAGAGTGATTTGCCGTGGTGGCTGGTCTGCCGGGGGGCGATTCATAAGTTCCGCTGTGTGCCGCATCTCACCGGGCGGCGCTTTGAGCACGGGTCGACGGACTGTTACACGCTGTTCCGGGATGCTTATCATCTGGCGGGGATTGAGATGCCGGATTTTCATCGCGGGTATGACTGGTGGCGTAACGGTCAGAATCTCTATCTGGATAATCTGGAGGCCACAGGGCTGTATCAGGTGCCGTTGTCAGCGGCGCAGCCGGGCGATGTGCTGCTGTGCTGTTTTGGTTCATCGGTGCCGAATCATGCCGCCATTTACTGTGGTGACAGCGAGCTGCTGCACCATATTCCTGAACAACTGAGCAAACGAGAGAGGTACACCGACAAATGGCAGCGACGCACACACTCCCTCTGGCGTCACCAGGCATGGCACGCATCTGCCTTTACGGGGATTTACAACGATTTGGCCGCCGCATCGATCTGCGTGTGAAAACGGGGGCCGAAGCCATCCGGGCGCTGGCCATGCAGATCCCGGCGTTTCGTCAGAAGCTGAGCGACGGCTGGTATCAGGTACGCATTGCCGGGCGTGATGCAGGTGAAACCGAATTATCAGCCCGTCTTAATGAACCGCTGGCAAATGGTGCCGTGATCCACATCGTGCCGCGTCTGGCAGGAGCCAAAAGTGGCGGTGTGTTTCAGGCTGTGCTGGGGGCGGCTGTTATGGCGGTTGCTATATGGATGCCGGGGGTAGGAATTATGGCGAGTAATCTGCTGTTTTCTCTCGGTGCCAGTATGACGCTTGGCGGTGTTGCACAGATGCTGGCCCCTAAACCCAAAACCCCCCGCACACAGACAACGGATAACGGCAAACAGAACACCTATTTCTCCTCACTGGATAACATGGTTGCCCAGGGCAATGTTCTGCCCGTTCTGTACGGTGAAATGCGCGTGGGGTCGCGGGTGGTCTCTCAGGAGATCAGCACGGCAGACGAAGGGGATGGTGGTCAGGTTGTGGTGATTGGTCGCTGATGCAAAATGTTTTATGTGAAACCGCCTCCGGGCGGTTTTGTCGTTTATGGAGCGTGATGAATGGGTAAAGGCAGCAGTAAGGGGCATACCCCGCGCGAAGCGAAGGACAACCTGAAGTCCACGCAGTTGCTGAGTGTGATCGATGCCATCAGCGAAGGGCCGGTTGAAGGTCCGGTGGATGGATTAAAAAGCGTGCTGCTGAACAGTACGCCGGTGCTGGACAGTGAGGGGAATACCAATATATCCGGCGTCACGGTGGTGTTCCGGGCCGGTGAGCAGGAGCAGACGCCGCCGGAGGGATTTGAATCCTCCGGCTCCGAGACGGTGCTGGGTACGGAAGTGAAATATGACACGCCGATCACCCGCACCATTACGTCGGCAAACATCGACCGACTGCGCTTTACCTTCGGTGTGCAGGCACTGGTGGAAACCACCTCAAAGGGGGACCGGAATCCGTCGGAAGTCCGCCTGCTGGTTCAGATCCAGCGTAATGGTGGCTGGGTGACGGAAAAAGACATCACCATTAAGGGCAAAACCACCTCGCAGTATCTGGCCTCGGTGGTGGTGGGTAACCTGCCGCCGCGCCCGTTCAATATACGGATGCGCAGGATGACGCCGGACAGCACCACAGACCAGCTGCAGAACAAAACGCTCTGGTCGTCATACACCGAAATCATCGATGTGAAACAGTGCTACCCGAACACGGCACTGGTCGGCGTGCAGGTGGATTCGGAGCAGTTCGGCAGCCAGCAGGTGAGCCGTAATTATCATCTGCGCGGGCGTATTCTGCAGGTGCCGTCGAATTATAACCCGCAGACGCGGCAATACAGCGGTATCTGGGACGGAACGTTTAAACCGGCATACAGCAACAACATGGCCTGGTGTCTGTGGGATATGCTGACCCATCCGCGCTACGGCATGGGGAAACGTCTTGGTGCGGCGGATGTGGACAAATGGGCGCTGTATGTCATCGGCCAGTACTGCGACCAGTCAGTACCGGACGGCTTTGGCGGCACGGAGCCGCGCATCACCTGTAATGCGTATCTGACCACACAGCGCAAGGCGTGGGATGTGCTCAGTGATTTCTGCTCGGCGATGCGCTGTATGCCGGTATGGAACGGGCAGACGCTGACGTTCGTGCAGGACCGACCCTCGGATAAGGTGTGGACCTATAACCGCAGTAATGTGGTGATGCCGGATGATGGCGCGCCGTTCCGCTACAGCTTCAGCGCCCTGAAGGACCGCCATAATGCCGTTGAGGTGAACTGGATTGACCCGAATAACGGCTGGGAGACGGCGACAGAGCTTGTGGAGGACACGCAGGCCATTGCCCGTTACGGTCGTAACGTCACGAAGA